AGATCCAACTACTCACAAATCAACTGCACCAACTGAGTATCAGTACGAATCGAAATCCACAACTCGCCAGCACCAAAAATAGAATCCCAAAACTGTTTACCCACAACATCCAACGGGCGATGAGGCTCAATGTACCCATAGTCCAACGGTGCTGGTGAGTTGTGGATTTCGATTCGTACTGATACTCAGTTGGTGCAGTTGATTTGTGAGCAGTTGGATCGGCGTGAGTTTTTGCGTGAGTATGTGACTGGGCATCCTGATGAGTGGCATATGTTTAAGCAGCTGAATGACATTGAGGTTCAGATTGTTAAGGGCTTTTCGTTGCTTGGCTTTAGTCCTGCTGATCGTACTCGTTTGGGTTTGGTGTCGGCTAAGACTAAGAGCAAGTTGGAGGAGTTGATGGCTCGTAAGGCTCAGAAGCAGAATGGCTAGTTGGCCTCCTGCTTGGCTTACTCCTGTTCCTGATGTGGCGGTTGCTCAGGGGGATGGGGAGTTTGCTATTGAGTTTTCTGAGGCGTTTGGTTCGATTGGTAAGGATGGTATTGCTGGTCGGGCTGGTGAGGCTTTGAAACTTCGCCCGTGGCAGGTTGAGTTGTTGAAGAATCTTTATGCTCGTGATGAGCAGGGTGGTTTGTTGGCTCAGACTGCTTTGATTGGTATGCCTCGTAAGAATGGCAAGTCTGCTTTGTCGTCTGCAGCTATTGGTTTGTATTCTTTGTTGGCTGAGGGTATTAATGGTGGCGAGGTTATTGCGGTAGCTGCTGAAAAGGAACAGGCTCGTATTGTGTTTGGTGAGGCCAAGCGCATGGTTGAGGATTCTGAACTTGCTGACTTGGTTACTGTGTATAAGGACAGTATTTTTGTTCCGTCTACTAATAGCGTGTTCAAGGTTGTTTCTGCTGAGGCTTATTCCAAAGAGGGTTTGAACCCTAGCCGTGTGATTATGGATGAGTTACACGCTCATAAGAACCGTGAAATCTTTGATGTGTTTTCGTTGGCTATGGGTAACCGTGGCAAGATTGGGCAGTTGGTTGCGATTACTACTGCTGGTGTGAAGTCTGACAGCACAGGTCAGGACAGTATTTGTTATTCGTTGTATAACTATGGCAAGCGTGTGGCTACGGGTGAGATTGTAGATCCGTCTTTCTTTATGGCTTGGTGGGAAGCACCTCCTGAGATGGATCATCGTGACCCTTTGGCTTGGGAGATTGCTAACCCTGGGTTTGGTGACATTGTTTCGGCTGAGGACTTTGAGTCTGCTGTTCGCCGTACCCCTGAGGCTGAGTTTCGCACTAAGCGTTTGAATCAATGGGTGTCTAGCCAGATTAGTTGGTTGCCTAATGGTACTTGGGATGAGGTTGCTGAACCTCGCGTGGTTTCACCTGATGAGGAAATCATTTTGGGCTTTGACGGTTCGTTCTCAGGCGACTGTTCGGTTATTGTGGGTGCGACTGTGCCAAAGGTTGAGGGTGATGTTCCTTATGTTTTCTTGGTGAAAGCGTGGGAGAAAGATGAGAACATTCACGATGATACTTGGCGTGTGAACATTGCTGAGGTTGAGGAGGAGATTCTTAACTTCTGCCGTGATTACCCGAAGGTGCGTGAGGTTGCTTGTGACCCGTTCCGTTGGCAACGCTCTATGGAGGTTTTAGCGGATCAGGGTGTGCCGATTGTGGAGTATCCGTCTACTTCTGCTCGCCGTATGGTTGTGGGTTGTGCAAAGTTCTTTGACTTTGTTACTGAGAAGCGCATAGCCCATGACGGTAATCCGTTGTTGGCTCGTCATTTGTCTAATGCTGTTACTAAGACTGACAACATTGGTATTCGTATTGTGAAAGAGAACCGTGCTTCGGCTCGCCGTATTGACGCAGCTGTGGCAGCTGTTCTTGCGGTTGATAGAGCAACAGCAGGTAGAATGGAAATTGAGGTCATTCCTCAGTTCTTTATTTAGGGCGGTTTTTGTGTTGGCGACTATTTTTCAAGCAACAGGCATTGCCTTGATTGCTTTTGGCGTGGGCTTGTTTTATCCACCTGCAGGTGTTGTTGTTTTGGGTATTGGTGTTGTTTTGTTTGGTATCGCAATGGAGCGAGGTAAGTAATGCTAGGTCGTTTGAGTAACGAGAATCGTGCGATTGGGTTTCAAACCATTTGGGGTGCAGGTTCTGACACGGTTCTAGAGAACCAAGCTGGTGTAAACATTAACAACCAGACTGCTTTTGAGATTGTTGCATTTACTTCTGCTGTCAGTTTGATTTCTGACACTATCTCTACTTTGCCTATTGATTGTTTTATTCGCCGTGATGGTGTGCGCTACCCATTCCGACCTAAGCCTATGTGGGTAGATCAGCCTGACATTGATGGCACTCGACAGGGTTATTACGGTCAGGTTCTTATCAGTTTGCTCATTGATGGCAATGCGTTTATTCGTGTGTTCCGTAATAAGAAAACTGCTGAGGTAGACAACCTTGTTTGCCTTGACCCAACTACTGTCACTATCAAACGCAATTCGCTTGGTCGTAAAATCTTTGTTGTAGCCAACGAAAATAAAACCCTTGACTCATCTGAGATTCTGCACATCACCGATATGCTTGAGCCTGGTTCTTTGCGTGGCATGAGCCGTGTAGAGAAATTATCTGACGCTTTGGGTGTTGCATCGGCGTTACAGGCGTATGCGGCTCGTTTCTTTGGTTCAGGTGCTACCACTAACGGTATTATCGAGTTCCCTGGTCCTATTTTGACTGCTGATCAGTCGAAGGCTTTGTCTGAGGCGTTTGATTCTCGCCACCGTGGTTTCCGTAAAGCACACCGTACTGGTGTTCTTTCTGGTGGGGCAACTTACAAGCCAACTACAACTCCTAATGATGCAGCTCAGTTCCTTGAGTCACGCCGTTTTGCTGTTGAGGAAATGGCTCGCCTGTTCAACATTCCACTATCGTTTATGGGTATTCCAGGCACACAATCGTATGCTTCGGTAGAACAGAACGCTATTCAGTTTGTAACTCACACGCTACGCCCTTACATTGAGAAACTTGAGTGGGCTCACAGCCAACTACTACCAAACAATGCTTTCCTAAAGTTCAATGTTGATGGTCTACTTCGTGGCGACTTTAACAGCCGTGTTACTGCTTACAACTCAGCAATTCAAACTGGTTGGATGAACATTGATGCTGTACGCACCCTTGAGGATCTACAACCTGTTCCTGAGGGCTTGGGTCAGGCGTATCGTGTGCCTCTAGCAAATGTGAACTTGTCAGCTGCTTACCTTGTTGAGGAGCAGGAGAAGGTCACTATGGCTAAGAAACTTATTGATGCTGGATTTACTCCGTCTGATGTTCTTGCGAAACTTGGTCTACCTGACATTGAGCACACGGGTGTTCCATCTGTTCAGGTTCAGTCTGTTGCAATGATTAATCCTGAAGATCCTGAAAGTGTTTACGAAGCGTAATGGCTATTTCAACAGGGCAAGTAACAGTTGGCACAACACCTGTGCAAATTGATGGTACTTCTCCAAATGTTTTTAGATTGCACATTCATAACATGGATAGTACAGACACTGTTTTTATTGGTAATGGCAATGTATCTATTTCCAATGGTTTAGGTCTACCCAAAAATGATTCTTTAGAATTAATGTGTTACCCAGGAGAATCTGTATGGGTTGTATCCCCTAAAACAGGTCATACTGTTAGTTGGCTAAAGCAAATCTAATGCCGTATTCAATTACTGATAAAAATGCTGATTGTTCAGGTTGGGCTGTTGTTGATCCTGATAACAAAGTGTTTGGTTGCCACCCAACTAAAGCGTCTGCTATAAAACAAGCTGTTGCAGTTAGTTTGGCTACTGATGAGCCGTTTGTTGGTGAGCGTAATGCTAATGGCGACAAAGTAATCATTTGCGACATTGATGGCACTCTTTTGGCTAGTGGCACTCGCCTTATCCAGAAAACTTATGACTATGTAAAGTCGCTAGATGGCAAATTGTTCATTGTTACTGGGCGACCAACTTCAGAACGGGCTAAAACAGCTGCAGATTTGCGTTCAGCAGGTGTGGCATACAGTCGTTTGATTATGAATCCTGGTTCTACTTCTGACTCGGTAGAATATAAGAAAGAAACTGCAAAGCAACTTCTAGAAACTTATGATGTTGTTATGGCGGTTGAGAATAATCCTGATGCTCTCCGTGGGTATCGCTCGTTAGGTATTGAGGCAATTAATCCTGCTGACATTCCTAACCAAACGACAGGTGAAAGAATGAATGAAAATCGTGCATTGCCAGATGAATTGGTAATTGGCGACACAGTTGCTTGGGTTGTAGAAACCGAAGCCTATGCAGGTATTGTTGCAGAACTTGCTGACACTAACGCTTTTGTTGCGGTTTGGTGTGAGGAAGAAGGCATCTGGTCGCCTGAAGGCATCACCGCTGTTGTTCCTATCGCTGATCTAAAGAAAATCAGCCCACTTGTTTCAGAACCTGAACAGGAAGAACCACAGTCAGACCCATCTATGCCAGCAGACATTCCTGACACCCCATTCCAAGTTCAGCAACGAGCCAAATGGCTCAAAGCAGCTTACGCTATCAAAGCAAGGCTTGAAGGAACTTCAGAATCACGCTCAGTAGCAAATGGTATTGAAGTTCGCACTAACCACATTGAGTTGCGAGCAGAGGGCGATGGCAGAACCTTTAGCGGTTATGCGTCTGTTTTCAACCAACCAAGCCTTCCTTTACCGTTTACTGAAATTGTGAAACCAGGTGCTTTCAAGCGTTCGTTGCAATCACGCAACCGCATGATGTTGCTATGGAATCACGACACCTCAAACCCACTTGCTTCGACCCGTAATGGTTCATTGCAGCTAACTGAAGATCACATCGGTCTAAAGGTTACTGCAACTATGCCTAACACAACTCTTGGGCGTGACCTAACTGAACTTGTGAACACAGGCGTGATTGACAGTATGTCTTTTGGTTTCGCTGTAAAGCGTGATTCTTGGAGTCAAGATGGTGAAACTCGCTACCTAGAAGATGTTTCTCTTTTTGAAGTAAGCCTTGTAAGCACACCTGCCTACGAACAGACTTCAGGTACTGTTTCAGTCCGTTCAGGCGACACCATTTCTGCTGATGCTCTTGCTGACGCTTTAATGCGTATCGAATCTGGAGAAGAACTTGAACCTGAGCAGGGACTATTGGTTGCTGATGTTATTGGTAAACTAACTAAAACTGCTGAGGTTGAAGAAGTTGATGGCGACATTCTTGCCCTCAAGAAGAAAAAACTAGATCTAATTATGAAAGGACTCTAATGCCTACTAAAGATGAAATCGAAGTAGCAGTAAAGGTTATTAACGAGATTGCTGGTGCACCTGAGTCTGGTGTGATTGCTGATCTTATTAAGGACATTGAGAAGTCTGGCATTGCGGCCAAAGAAGTCCGTGTTGCCAGCGCAAAAGAAACACGATAGCCACCCTTTATAGGCTGTTTCTTCTCCCCCTAGCAGGTTTTTCCCCTTTTCCTGCTAGGGGGTTCTTTATTGTTAAAAACATACAAATCGGTTGTAGGATTATTACTAGGTTCAGAGTTTGCTCGGCCTCAAGTCTGTTCAGAGTTTGCTCGGCAGAAACATCTATTAACTTTATTTAAGGAGAATCATGTCAGAGTTCATTAAAACTCAGGCTGAGGTTCGCAGCAACCTAATCTCTCAGATGCGTGAGGTCATTGACCTTGCCGAGTCTGAGAAGCGTGGGCTATCTGCTGAGGATCTACAGAAGATTGACCGTCTAGAGGCAGACATTGAAGCCCGTGACGCAGCTATTGCTACTGCTGAAAAGGTAGAGGCTCGTGCAGCTTCTATGGCAGAAACCTCATTTGTTCCATCAGTTGAGGCTGCTCGTCAGTCTGACGCTGACTTGCTTCGTGCGATTGCTCGTGGCGAGGTTCGTGGACACGAGTTCAACCGTGAAGATCGTGCAGCACTTGTACCGTCTGCTAACACCGTTGGTCAGTCGTTCTACAACCGTGTATTTGAAATCGCTCAGTTGGTTGGCCCAATGCTTACCACCTCAGAGGTTTTCAACACCGCTTCAGGTGAATCACTTGTTATCCCAACCGTTACCGCTACCTCATCTGCAGGTTCAGTAGCAGCTGGTTCAGCAATCACCGAGTCAAACCCTACCTTCTCGTCAATCACTCTTGGTGCTGAGAAGTACGGTGCTCTTGTTTCTGTTGCTTCAGAACTTGCAGCTGACGCTGGCTTCGACATCACTGGCTACATTGCTCAGGAACTTGGAACTTCACTTGGTCTACAGACCAACTCAGTTCTAACTGGCAAGTTGGTTGCAGCAGCTGGTTCTGTTGTTACTGGTGGAACTGGTGTTGCAGGTGCGTTCACCTATGAGAACCTTGTAGACCTTGTTTACGGTATCGCTGACGGTGCTCGTATGCTTCCTGGTCTAGGTTTCCAGATGTCAAAGACTGGTATTGCAGCAGCTCGTAAGATGAAGGATGGTCAAGGCCACTACATCTGGCTTGACAACGCTGTAAACGGTCAGCCAGCACAGTTGCTAGGTCACTCGGTTTACGAGAACCCTGCAGTTCCTGCTGTTGCTACTGGTGCTAAGTCAGTTCTATTCGGTCACCTACCTTCATTCAAGGTTCGTGTGGCTGGTGGCGTTCGTGTAGATCAGTCTGCTGACTACGCTTTCAACACCGATGTTGTGACTTACCGTGGTCTAACCCGTATTGACGGTGGCTTGACTCACGCAACTCACATTGGTTACTTCAAGGGTGCAGCTAGCTAATCTCTTGTAACAGACTGAACCCCCCAATCGTGCGTAGGCGATTGGGGGGTTCTTTTGTTATGCTAATACCACCTCCTACGAAAGGTCAAATAAATGGGGAAAAAGAAACTTGACGCTGTTGTATCAGTTTGGTCAAATAGCCCGTATCAGCCAACTGGTTATGGGCAACAGGCTGGCTACCTGGTTGATCGTTTGAAGCGTGATGGTGCTGATGTTGCGGCTATTTCAAACTATGGACTTGAGGGTAACCTTTCTGCCCTGAACACCCCTTATGGTTCTATTCCTCATTATGCTCGTGGTGCGGATGGCTACTCTAATGATGTTGTAGGTATGCACCATGCACATCACAAAGCAAACTATCCTGACAAACAGGATCTGCTTATCACTTTGTATGATGTGTGGGTTTTGCAGGGTCGTGGTTGGGATGAGATGCCGATTGCTTCTTGGACACCGTTTGACCATTTGAGTATCCCTCCTCTTGTCGAGAAGTGGTTGCGTAGGGACAATGTGACACCTATTGCTATGGCTCAAAATGGTGTGCGTTTGATGGAGGCTAAGGGTATCGAGTGTGAGTATGTTCCTCACGGCATTGATACAAAGATTTACAAACCTACTGCAACTATTAATGGTCAGCCTGTGCGTGAGTTTATGGGTTTGAAAGATCAGTTTGTTGTGGGTATGGTTGCAGCTAATAAAGCGTCTGGGTTGGTGCACCGTAAAGCCTTTTCTGAGAACTTGTTAGCGTTTAGTATTTTCCGTCAGAAACATCCTGATGCTGTGTTGTATTTGCACACCGACCCTATGGGTTCGTTTGGTGGCTGGAATTTGTTGCAGATGGCTCATGCTTTTGGTATTCCTAAAGAGGCTATTATTGTGCCTCCTATGGTGGATTACAAGTATGGTATTCCTCAGCAGACTTTGGCTGGTTTGTATTCGGCTATGGATGTGTTGCTTGCCCCGTCTTATGGTGAGGGTTTTGGTGTGCCTACTGTTGAGGCTCAAGCGTGTGGTGTGCGTGTGATTGGTTCTGCTTGGGCTGCTACACCTGATTTGGTTTCTTCTGATTGTTGGTTAGTTGAGGGTCAGCCTATGTGGGATGCTTCTCAGAGTTCTATGTGGCAGATTCCTTTGATTCCAGCAATCGTTGATGCTTTGGAACAGGCTTACCAGGCAGAGCGTGGCGTTTCTGAAGCCTCGGTTGAGTTTGCTAAACAGTTCGATGTTGAGCGTGTTTGGCGTGAGCATTGGCTACCTACTTTGGATAGGTTGTTGAAGCGGTAGAATAGTTGTATAAACTTAGGAGTTTTTATGGCTATTACTAACGGCTATTGTTCTTTGGCTGAGGTCAAAGCAGCTCTACGCATTGCAGACACCCTTGATGATTCTCTATTGGAGATGGCTATTGAGTCTGCCTCCCGTGAGATTGACGGTGGAACTAACCGCTATTTCTACAATGGTGGAACGGCTACAAAGTCTTTTGTTGCTAACGATGATTACATTGTTTTCACCGAGGATCTACAGTCGGTTAGCGTGTTTGAAACTGACTCTCAACTGACTGGTGATTACACCACTTGGTCTACTAGCCAATACCAACTTGAGCCTTTGAATGGTCGTGCTGATGGTATTGCTTTGCCATACAACTCAGTTCGTGCTATTGGTGGCTATGTGCTACCTGCTTACAACGGTCAAGCGTTGGTTCGTATTACTGGTGTTTGGGGTTGGGCTGCTGTTCCTGTGGCTATCCGTCAAGCAACTGTAATTCTTGCCTCACGCATTTTTAAGCGTTTGGATTCACCTTTGGGTGTGGCTGGTTTTGGCGACATGGGTGCTATGCGTGTCAGCCGTTTCGACCCTGATGTTGAACAACTAATTGCCCCGTATCGCACTTTGAGAAACTTTGCATAATGGCAGACATTACAGCGATTCGTGCAGCTCTTGCCACTAACCTTACAAGCATTACTGGTTTGCGTACTAACGGTACTGTTCCTGACAATGTGAACCCACCGTATGCGATTATTACTCTTGACACAGTTGATTACCACAAGGCTTTTGCAAACGGGTTGAACACTTACAACTTCGTTGCAACAGTTATTGTCGGTAGAGCATCTGAGCGTACTTCACAAAATACACTTGATGCTTACTGTTCACCTACAGGTTCTAAATCCATTAAGCAGGGTATAGAATTAGATAGAACACTAGGCGGATTGGTTTACGATCTAACTGTGTCAGGGATGAGAAACTACGGCTCAACCAACATAAATGAAAACCTTTACCTGGCTGCCGAGTTTGACTTGACGGTTCAGGCTAACTAACAGGAGATTATCTTGGCTAAATATGTAATGACTAACACTAAGGTCATGATCAATGGCACAGACTTCAGTTCAGCCCTGAGCTCGGTTGAACTTTCTCAGTCTGTAAACGAAGTAGACACCACTAACTTTGGTTCAGCAGGTTGGACTGCTGTTGCTGGTGGTATCAAGACTGGTTCACTAACCTTGAACTGGCACCAGGACTTCGGAGCAGGTTCAGTAAACGCTATTCTTCAGCCTCTACTAGGAACTTCAGCAACTGTTGTTGTTACTCCTTCGACTGCTGTTGTTTCGGCTACCAACCCTACCTGGACTGGTCAGTTCCTTGTTTCACAGTACAACCCTGTTGCTGGTGCTGTTGGCGACCTTGCGGTTTTCTCAACCACTTGGCCAGCAAACGGTGCAATTACTTACGCAACCGCGTAATAACTAAATAAAAAGGAAAACAAATGAGAATCAACCTACGCATTGAACTCAACTCGGGTGAGTTTAAAGAAGTCGTTTGTTCCGCAGCTGACCTTGTTCGTTTTGAACAGCACTTTAACATGAGTGTGGCAGTTTTGGATGCTGAGATGAAGTTTACTCACCTCATGTATCTTGCTTGGTCGTCTGAGTTCCGCCGTAAAGAAACAGCCAAAGAGTTCGATGTCTGGATTGACGACATTGCCTCGGTGGAAGCGAGCACTACTGACCCAAAATAGTTGGGTTGGGCGATAGTTCTACACATTGGTTTATTGTGTCTTTGGCACATGAATACCACATAGCTCCTAGCGTGTTGATGCAGGAGTCGGATCGTATGTTGTGGACTATGGCTCGTTATCTGGCTTGGCTGAATCAACAGCGGAATCAGTAATAGTTGGAGAAGCACCCTTCGGGGTGCTTTTCTTCTTTTGGGCGGTAGAATTATAGGGAAAGTAGGTGATTGGTATGGCTGGTGGGCGTTCTGGTGTGCTCATTACTGATTACAACGGCATCGTTAAGGAACTTCGTAAGATTGATGCTGAAACTTTGAAGTGGATGCGTAGAGAGAGCAAAGCGTTGGCTAAACCTTTGCAGACTGCTGTGCGTAACTCTATTCCTAATACTCCTCCTCTTTCTGGTATGCGACCTAAAATTGGTAAGGGTCGTGTTGCTTGGGGTATTGGTAAACCTGCTAAGTCTGTTTTGATCCAAACACCTCGTAATAGTCGTTCGGGGCAGTATAAAACTATTGTGCGTATTGCTGTTCAGTCGGCTGGTACTGTTTTGGCTGACATGGCTGGTGCATCTGGTAAATTCAATGGTGCTAGAAGCCGTACTCGTGTTTATCGGTATAGCCGTTCTAAGACTGGTTCTCGTTGGCACTCTTTGACCCCTCAGCAGGGCATTAATTTTGCTTTTAACCTAGATAAGGGTAAGGGCGTTAAACAGAGTCATGCTTCTCGTTTTGTTTGGCCAGCTGCTGAACAGGCTTTACCAACGATTGTTGATGAAGGTCAAAAAATCGTGGATCACGCTATTAATGTAATTAATTCAAGGATGAATAAATAATTATGGGTAAAAAAGTATTAGTCCCGATTTTTTCTAGTTTTAATCCTGCTGGTATTAACCAGGCTGTTTCGGCTATGGCTAACCTTAAGAACAGCATTAAGGGTGTTGTTGGTGCTTATGTAGGTTTCCAGGGCTTGCAAGCTGCTGGTAGTTTCATTGAAAGTTCTGTAACTCAGGCTTCTGACTTGCAACGCAACATGATGGGTTTGGCTACCGTTTTTGGTGACTCGACTGAGAAGATGCGTTTGTTCTCAGAGGGTGCTTCAAAGATGGGTATGAGCACCGCTGAGGCGGCTAAGGCTTCTACCTTTATTGGTACGGTGCTTAAGGGTGCTGGCTTCTCTATGGAGCAGACTTCTGAAGAAACTATGCGTTTGACTTCGTTGGCTTCTGACCTTGCAGCTACTTATGGTTATGATGTGCAGGAAGCCTTGACTGGTATGACTGCTTTGTTCCGTGGCGAGTATGACCCGATTGAAAAATTTGGTGTTGCCATGAAGCAGTCTGAGGTTAATGCTGAGTTGGCAGCTAATGGTCAGGATAAATTGACTGGTGCTGCTCGCCGTAATGCGGAACAACAGATTCGTTTGAAGTTGTTGTATCAGCGTACTCAGGATGCTCAGGGTGCGTTTGCTCGTGGTTCTGGCACTATGTTTGTTGAGCAGATGAAACTCGAAGCGGGTTTCAAGAATATGCAAGCAACTGTTGCAGCTGGTTTGCTACCTGTTTTGGCTGATCTGTTCCAAGACATCCAGCCTCTAATGACTGAGGCTGTGCCTGGTCTAACTACAGCATTTGAGTTCATTGGTCAGATGATTGGCGACATTGTTCCTGTCATTATTGGTTTCAAAGATGAGTTTGCTGTTGCGTTCAATGTTATTGGCGAATTGTTGCAAACGGTTTTGCCTTTGTTCGTTGGTCTTTTAGAAAACATTGATAAGTATTCAGAGGTTATTACTGTTGTTGCAGCAGCTTTTGCTCTTTGGGCTGGCCCTTGGGCTGTGTTCAACGGCTTGCTTGCATTGCAAACTTTGCTAATTGAAAAAGACATTATTGCTAAGGGTGCTCATTCAGTAGCAACTATTATTGCTACTGGTGTTCAGTATGCATGGAATGTGGCTTTGGCTGCTAACCCTATTGGTGCTGTAGCTGCTGCTGTTGCTTTGCTTGTTATTGGTATTACGGCTCTTATTGGTGTTACCAATACTTCTACTGAGGCTATTGATAAGCAAGCAGACACTATCCAAACTGCTGATGGCTCGATTAGTGGTTTGACTACCACTATGGGCACTTATAGCAACATGGCCATGGATACTGTTAATCCTGCTATTGATGCTACTTCGGACAAGATTAAGAAACTTGGTCAGGATTTTGATGCTACTCGTGAGTCTGTGCGTATTTATGGTCAGACTTTGGATTATTGGACTACTGGTGAGGGCAAGGATGCTCAGAAAGAAGATCCAGCACCTGCATCTACTGGCCCTAGTGCTGCTGAGAAAGCTGCTGAGAAGCGTAAGAAGCAGATTGCTGAGTTGGCTGACACTATTGCTAAGGCTTGGGCTGATGCTAAAGAGCGTGTTCAAAAGGCTCGTGATACTTTCGTAAACTCTACTTCTCTTGCTGATGCTGTGAAACAGCGTGGTACTGGTGATTATGCGTTGTCTACTGGCCCTATGTTCCGTGAGATGCGTAAGTTGATTGCTAACTCTAAGGACATGGCTAAGAACATTACGAAGTTGAAGGCTCGTGGTGCGGATAATCAGTTGCTTCAGCAGATCATTGACATGGGCCCTGGTCCTGGTGCTACTGCAGCTCGTGAGTTGTTGCAGGGTGGTCAGATTGAGGAGATGATGCGCCTTCGTACACAGTTGAGCACTATTGGTGCAGCTGTGGGTGAGGCTGGCAATGTGGCTATTACTGGTATGTCGTCTACTGGTTGGGGTTCTGCTAATACTGCTATGCAACAGATGGTGAACTCGAATAACAATACTTACAACATTAATTTGAACCGTAGTAACATGAGTGCATCTGACATTGTTGCTTCGTTGAAACGCTACGAGCGTGAAACTGGTCGAAAGGTTTTGGCATAGTTTATGAGTTCGACAAGTTTTAGTATCAAAGATGATTTGAAGATTGCTTATTTAGCAGAACCTAATGGGGCATTTACTCTAGGGTTTAGCGTTTTAAATGGTGCAGATGTTCTAAGTGCATCTGATAAATCTTGGGTTTATCTAACTAACTATGTGAATAGTGTTGAGTTAGAAAATGGTACACAGGTTGATCAGGGTATTTTGAACTATCCTAAAGCGGGCACTTGCAGTATTTCAATGCAGGGTGATGGGCTATCTACTTTTGTTAATAGGGACTTGCGAGCTGGCACTTTTGTAAGCATTGGTCTTACACCAACTGATGCTCCAGCAGATAATGCTTACAATACTGTAAATAATCCAAAGCCTGGAACATTTACGGGTACTAATACGCTTTGGAATGTTGCATCTCGTGGCCCTGGTGGTACTAGTTCTTCGGCTATTACTGGTGGCTATTGGGTTGATACGATTACAGCTGCTGCATCTACTAATGTTTATACATGGAGTGTTGGGTCTACTACTGATGCTGTAAATCAATCTTCTGCTTGTATCCCAACTTGGACTTATACGGCTTCTGTTTACTTGACTTCATCTATTAATGATTCAAGGTCATTTTCTATAAAGTGGTATGACGATACTGGTGTTCTTCTTGGGTCTAGTTCTACAACTACTGTTACTTTGGTTGCTAATACTGAAGTGCGGGCTAGTGTTACAGCAGTTGCCCCTGCTACCGCAGCCTATGCAACATTGAATGTGAACACAAATGGGTCATCTGTAATTCGTACTCTTGGTTCGACTATGAAAATGCGTAAAGCGTTTATTGATGAAGGTAGTAGCACTCTTCGACAGTATTTTGATGGTGATACGCCTTACGACTACCGATACGGCTCTTATTGGTCTACTGGTATTCCTGATTCTGGCGAATCTACTCTTGTATTTCAGCAACCTACTTTGTTTATTGGTCGTATTAAAACGGTAGATACGATTTATCCACTTGAAGGCCCAGCCCAAGTAAACATTACTGCAACAGATTTCTTGGAAGATTTTTTGGCGTTTAATGTCCCTACTTATGACATTCCTGCGACTATGGGTGGTGTTGCGCCATTTGATGCGTATGAATCTATTGAAACTGCTTTTCAAGCCTATTTGGGTTCGATTGATACTAGCGGATTAAATTTTTATGTTTTTGCTGTTGGAAGTGTGCCTTTAAGCGCAAATATGCAAGACCTTAGTGATCCTGTTGTATTGGGTATGGACAATGTTTCTGTTTCTAGCATTGTAAATAGTTCTCTTGACTGTGAACTTGGCATGATCACTATGGATTATGATAATGATTTTCAACCTGGTGATTCTTTTAATTCAATTTTAAATTTGCACCCAAGAAACTCGGTTTATGGTTCAAAGAGCGATTTGCTCTTTTTGTTCCGTAGAAATTATTATTCTGCTGGTAATACAAATTCGCCAGATGCTTACATTAATGACATTCAACTGTATAGCTCGACTAATGAGTTGGCTAATAAGGTTGTTGCTTCGTTGGCTTGGGATGACACAGTAAAGGTTACGGACAAGAACCAGGACTCTATTGATTTGTATGGTGAGTTGTCTACTGAGCGTTCTTTGAATTTGTGGAACTCGTTTGCTTTGACTACTTGGGCTAAGGCATTAAATGAGTATTCCCCTGTTCAGTATGTTCGTAGTGTTGCTGGGATTACTGCTACGCCTAATTCAGCTATTGGTGCTTTTGCTTACATGAAACCTGCAGATCTTTTGACTGTGCAGTTTAGCCATAATGATCTTGTTTTAAACGAAGCGTATAGAATTGTTAATGTTGCTCATAGCATTACTCCAGATGAGTGGCATACTACTGTTGAACTTTGGAAGGGCAACTAATGGCTTATGTGAACTTTGTAAATGGCAATGTTCTTTCAGCGTCTGACCTGAATAGTGCCGTTGGTAACGCAGCTTGGACTACTTTTACTCCGACTGTTTCTGGCGGTCTGACTGTTGGCAATGGCACATGGTCTGCTGGTTATATGCAAATTGGCAAGACGGTTCATTTGCGTATTAGATTCACGCTGGGAACTACGAGTGCTGTTACGGGTACTTTGAGCCTCGGACTTCCTGTTACTGGTGCTTTGGCTTCTTATGCAGCTGGCCTTTTGACCGCTGGTGGCACAAACTATCCAGCAGCAGTAACTTCAGGAACTACATCAGTAAATATGTATGCACAAAACGCCGCTGGAACTTATCTAACTCGTACCAACACCTCAGCAACTATCCCTGGTACTTGGACATCTACTGACAGTTTTAACCTTTTTATCACCTACGAGGCCGCATAATGACTACTTTTATTTGCACCGAAACCGACTGCCCTAACAAAGATGTTGAATACAACTTTGATGGCGAAATCACTATCGCTGAATGTGGCGGTTGCAAAGCAATACTAGAACCCAAAACAGTAGCCTAAAAGTTTTACCGTCTACGCAACGGTTTAGTTAGAAAGAATC